GAGTGGGGCATGGCGGCGGTCGTCGCGACCAACGACGAGGCGTTCGCGCGGGAGCTCGGAGCCGCCCACCTGCGCCTGCGCTCGGGCCACGTGGTGGCGCAGTCGGCGGGCGACCAGGTGCTCTGGACGCCCGACACGCCAGGGCGCACGCCCGTGTCGTGAGCACCCGTTCCGCTTTGCTAAGATTGTGGGGTTGCCCCGCGAGGGGCAGAGGAGTGATCCTCGGTAGCTCAATTGGCAGAGCAGCCGGCTGTTAACCGGCAGGTTCTTGGTTCGAGTCCAAGCCGGGGAGCGAGAGGCCTCCGACCTTCGGGTCGGGGGCCTTTTCCGTTTCCCCGAAGAGGTAGCCGACCGACACGCCGAGCATGTCCGCCGCGATCCGGAGCTCGGCCGAGTACCACGGCCGCTCGCCGCGCAGCTTCTTCGACAGCGTCGACTGACCGACGCCGATCTGCTGGCCCATCTGCGTCTGCGTGATCTTCATGTCCCACATCTTGTGGAACACGCGGCGCCCAATCTCGGCGTCGACGTTCTCGTGCTGCACGGCGTGAGTCGCGTTGGTCATGTCCATGACGATATCGCCCAAATCGGACAACACGCAACATTTGTGACCGAAATGTCGGATTAGGCCGCTCCGTCATGTATGGTCCATCGGTATGACGGACCGAACTACTCTCGACGCTGAGGACTGGATCAGTCCAGCCGCAGCCGCGGCGTTGCTGGGCGTGACACCAAAGACGGTATCGCGCCTCGCCGACGCGGGGGAGATCCGGGCCATTCGACCCGGCGCTCACCGCCGCTATCTCCGTTCCGACGTCGAGGCCAAGGCGGCGACGGCGTGACCGCGGGACAGATCCACCGCGGCCCGATGAAGTGGGAACGCGACTTCACGCAGCTGCGCAACGCCTGGCTCCGAGACCGGAATCTCAGCTTCGCAGCCCGAGGCCTGCTCGCCCACCTCATGAGCCACGAGAACGGCTTCGGAATCACGATGGAGGGCCTGGCGCACGAGACCTGGAAAGAGGGCCGTGAAGCCCTACGCGGGCTCGTCGGCGAGCTCGAGGGGCGGGGCTACCTCGAGCGCCGGAAGGTGCGCGAGAAGGGGCGTCTCAAGGGCTACGCGTGGCACCTTTCCGACCCGTTCGAGGTGCCCGCCGACCCGCCGCTGGTCGCTGTGGATAGCACTTCACCGTCTGACGGGTTGCCGTCAACGGTGAGCCCACCGACGGCTGAACCGACGGTGGCCGGACCGTCGGCGGCAAACCCGACACATAAGAAGACCAACTCAAGAACAAGAGAAATCACCTACCCGACGCAACCACAGAGGCCAGCCGGGTCGGCTGTGGATAACCCGCAGCGGTGCGTACGCGGGCACCGGCTCGTCGACGATCGCCACTGCGAGTACGGATGCAAGCCGAAGGAGACAGCAGCATGACCATCCTCAGCGACGACCGCAGCCTCACAGACCGGATCGCCCTCTCGCACGAACTGCTCGAGCTCTCGGGCCGCTTCGAGGCCGAGGCCGCCAACTGGCAACACCCGGCCATGTCCGTGACCCGCAACCTGCTCGAGAGCTCGGCCACCGTCCTCGCATACGTCGGCCGGCTGATGATCCACGGCGGCGACGAGCGAGTCGGCGAGGCCTACCGAGACGCCGCGATCGACCAGCTGAAGAACATCATGGGCAAGCGCCGCCGCCTCGAGCAGATCCGCGCCTACCGACTGCTCGGCGACTACATCGCCCGACCCACACCTTGGCCGACCACGGAGCGCCTGGGGCACATCGACGGGGAGCAGGACCGATGACCGCCGATCAGCCGTACACGCCGAGCCTGGACGAGGCGCGTACCGTCTACCGCACCGCAGCGCGGGAGTTCTTCGACGGGCGCGACCCCGATGGGCAGTTCGACCGCATGATCGAGGCCGTCCGTGCCGAGGAGCGCAAGAAGGCCGCGGAGATCGTGGAGGGCTACCGGCGTCTTGACCCTCAAGAGCACGCGGGAATGCGCGCGCTCGCGGATCGGATCAGGGAGGGGAAGCCGTGAGCGTCTACACGGTGTGCGTGCGGTGCCGCCGCGGCGATCATCACCTGTGCCTCGGGTGGGTCGGAACGACGTACGACCACCCGGACAGCGCCCCGCTGTGCGAGTGCTCGCAGGCGAGGCACCGAACCAGCGACGAGCAGCCCGTCAGGGCGCAGGGGAAGGAGTGATGATCTTCAACGGCCTCAACCTCCTCGCCTGCCTCATCGGACTCGCGATCATCCTGCTCACGATCTACGGCTCGCCCTCGGAGCGTGACCGGTGAGTGCCGTCATCGCGACCACGGCCTACGTCGCCGTGTGCGACGACGCCGAGTGCGGCGGATGGATCAGCGCGCCGCAGCTCGAGCGCGCCGACGCCGAGTGGGAAGCCGACCACCACGACCAGCAGGTGCACGACCGATGATCCGCGTCCTCAACGCCTATGCCGGCATCGGCGGCAACCGGCACCTCTGGCCGGCTGACTGGCACGTCACCGCCGTCGAGCTCGACCCTCAGGTCGCCGCTGAGTACGCCCGCCGATACCCGCAAGACACCGTGCTCGTCGAGGACGCGCACGCCTACGTCCTCGAGCACGCGCACGAGTTCGACGCCGTATGGACCTCGCCGCCCTGCCCGACGCATTCGCGACTCGCGCCCAGCGTGGCAGCCCGGCTGGGCCATGAGCTCGAGCCCGACCCTCGACTGTGGGAAGAGATCGAGCACCTCCGGGACCTCGGCGTCCGGTACGTCGTCGAGAACGTCCACACGTATTACGAGCCTCCCATCGCGCCCGACCTCGTGACCGCCCGCCACTACTACTGGTGCTCGGCCGCGCCCGTCATGCTCACGCCGCTCTCTGTCGTGGGTCTCACTAAGCGCCGCTCGGCCGACGAGTACGCCGCATCGTACGGTCTGCCGCCTCTCGCGGCGGGTTCCGTGCGCGACCCCCGCAAGGCTATGCGCAACGCGGTCGTGCCGTTCGAGGGGCTCGAGGTTGCGACGGCCGCATTCGTGGGCGCGCGGGAGCTCGCATGACCGCCAAGCACCAGGACCCGGAGTACCTGGCCAATGCCCGTCTGGTGCGGGCGCAAGTACGCCAGGCTTGGCGGTACGGCACGGAGGTCCGATGCTGGCGCCGGGGGTGCGTCATCGAGCCCGGCGCCCGGTTCGACGTGGGCCACCTCGACGAGCACGGCGGTCACGGTCGCGACAACCTCGCGGCCGAGTGTGTCCGATGCAACCGCAGCCACGGCGGCAAGCTCGGGGCCCGGATCACCAACGCTCGCCGCGCATCCACGCCCCGCCCCGCCCCACCTCGGCCCGCTCGAGTCGATCGCGGGCGCCTCGCGCCGTGGTGAGCCGGTCTTTTTTTGAGAGCCGCCGCAACCCCCGCCTTCGGCTCCAACAGCAAAATCCCCCCCTGAACAGGAGATTCCATGACCGCTACTCCGACGCTCGCTGACCTCCGCAGCGAGGCCAACTGGCTCGAGTGGCGCGCCCGCATCGAGCACCTGACGCCGATCCGCCTCGACGAGCTCGTGACCACCGAGCAGTCGCGCGGCGAGTTCATCACCGGGGCGCGGCTCCTGCGCCTGGACGAGCGCGAGCGCGCGGGGGACCGTGGCAAGGGCGCGTCGCCGATGCAGCTGATGGTCGCCGATCTGCTCGCGGCCGGTCGATTCATGAACGCGATCTTTGAGCCGCGCCGGTCGACCAAGACCACCGCCATTCAGGCGGTCATGCTCGGGCGGTGCTGGCACCGCGAGGACTACCGCGTCGGCTGGACCATGTTCACGACGGGGGCGAAGGCGGGGGAGCGGTTCAGGCAGGACATCGTGACGCACCTCGAGCGACTGTTCCCGTCGCGGAAGAACAGCCCCATCGTGATCAACGTCGGCAAGGGCACCGAGCACCTCGAGTTCCGCGCGACCGGCGCGACGCTGAACGTCTACACGCCCAACGGTGAGGGGTTCCGATCGGGCGGGTTCGACTTCGCCTTCGGCGACGAGGCGGCCGAGGCCGATGTGGAGCAGGCCGAGGACGTCACGCGCGCGGTCATCCCGACGATGGACACGAAGATTGGCGCGCAGTTCGTCCTGGCCGGGACCGGGCAGAAGTGGCGCACCGGCAACCTGCTGTGGAACGCGCTGCACGACGACGACGCCGCGGTCGCGTGGCATGGCATCCCGGAGAACACCGACCGTGCCGAGCTCGCATCGTGGGAGCCGGACATTCCGCACCCGCTCACGGGCGCGACGGGCGGGCGGATGCGCGAGTACGTCGAGGCCACGCACCCGGGCGTCGGGTTCACCACGCCGGTCGAGGCGGTCAAGCGTTCGTTCGACCGGTGGAAGCTCGATGACTTCCTGATCGAGTACGGCGGGCAGTTCGGGTTCGAGGGCGCCGCCGACGTCGTGATCCCGCCCGCGCAGCTTGAGCGCGCGCTGACGCGCGAGCCGTTCCCCGAGCAGCTGCCCGCCAAGTTCTCGGCCGCGTTTAAGGTGCACCACCTCGGGCACGCGTCGTCGCTCGCGATCGCGTGGGAGTACGAAGAACCGGCCGACCTCGTGAGCACGGCGCTGCAGCTGGTGGGCGAGGACGAGCGACCCAAGCGCCGCGCGGTCGCGCTGTGGTGGTGGCAGGAGGGCACGGCCAACGTCGAGCGCGAGGTGCTGCTGCGCATCCGACGCGCACGCGCGACGCTCTGGTACGACAAGCGCGGGTACACGGAAGAGATCGTCGAGAAGAAGATCGCGACCGCCTCACCGCGCCCGGCTGTGAAGCCGACCAAGCCCGCCGACATTCCCCTGTCCACAGTGGGTCTGCTGCGCGCGCTCGAGCACGGCGACGTCGTGCTGTTCCACCACGACGCGCTCGAGCGTGCCGCGCAGATCGCGACGCGCCAGGCGTTCGGCAACTACGGGACGTTCCGGTTCGGGGCACCCAAGTCGGACCCCGACGCCGACGTGACGCCGCTCGAGGCGGCGGCCCTCGCCCTGCACTACCTCGACCGCGCGCCGGCTCCGATCGACGCCTCGACCGCTGTGGAGTTCGCATGATCAAGCACGATGTCTCGGCCGTGTCCGTCGTCACCCGCTGCACCGACTGCCCACACTGGGCCGCGTTCGCCTTCACCCGCGACGAGGCCCGCCGCACGGCCGCCTCGCACCTCGAGAGCGTCCACGGGATCGAGCCCGCGCGCGCGAACGAGCCCGCCCGCAAGGCCGCGACACGCCGAGCGCGACACGCCGCAGCGCTGTAGTGGCGGTGATTCTCCGGAGCATCTGTGTCCGTGGGAATCTTCGGGAAGCAGATCGAGACGCTGTACGCCGCGCGCGCCGCTCAGACGCTGCCGCAGCCGCCCGCCCCGGCGCTCGCGATCACCTCGCCCTGGTCGCCGCAGGACGCCCTCGTCACATGGGCGGTTGACCAGGACCTCGCCGCGAAGATCGAGGGCTCGCAGGTCGTGATGACGCGCGAGAAGGCGCTGCGCGTCCCGGGCGTCAAGCGGGCGCACGGCATCCACGTGACCGACTTCGCGCAGGTGCCGTTCTTCCAGATGCGGGACGCCGAACGCACCAAGGACCAGCCCAAGTGGCTCACGAGCTCGCGCAGCGGCATCGCGCCGTACCAGCGCATGTACGGCCTCGGCTCCGACTTCTTCTTCTACGGCTGGGGATGCCTGTCGTTCACCGCCGACATGACCGACTGCCTCCACGTCCCGTACGGGCTCTGGGAGATTCAGGACGACGGCACGGTCTGGATCGACCCCGAGAAGGTGCCCGCCGAGTACCGCGCACGGCCCGTCGCAATCCCGCTCGGGTTCGGTGAGAACGGGCTCTTGCAGGACGGCGCCGACACACTGCGCGAGGCGCGCGCGATCGAGGACGCCTACCAGAAGCGGCTCGAGGACCCCGTGCCGCTCACCATCCTCAACATCCCCCACGAGGCATGGGTCGGCATGCAGCCGGAGGAGCGGCGCCAGTACCGCGACCAGTGGGTCGAGGGTCGCCGCAAATCGTCGACCGCACTCAAGGTCGCCGAGTGGTCGGTCGACATGCCCGGCCAGGTCGCCGTGGACCTGTACGAGTCGGGCCGCAACGCCGTCCGCCTCGACATCGCGAACCACACCAGCACCCCCGCCAGCATCCTCGAGGGCGTCCACCAGGGCGGCGGCGGCACCGCGAACATCAAGTACACGGGCGTCGCCAACGGAGGCGAGCGCTCCGAGCTCTGGGACTACGGCCTCGGCAAGCGCATGATGCTCGCCTTCGAGGCACGCATGTCCCTCGACGACATCTGCGAGCCGGGCCTGTCCATCCGCGGCGACCGCTCCAACTTCATCGCCGTGCCCACCCCGGCGACCAACCCCACGAGTGAGGACTGACATGGACGTGACGATCGACGCGGGAACGCTCGAGTTCTCCGAGGAAGACCTGAGCGCGACCGGGCTGCTCGTGCCCTACGGCGTCAAGGCGAGGTCGAACCTCGGCGAGTTCGAGGTCGACCCCGGAGTGTTCGAGATCCCCGAGGACCCGACCGGCATCGCGCTCAACGTCGAGCACAAGCGCGAGGACGTCGTCGGCGCCGTCACCAAGATCTGGGAACAGCCCGAGACCGGCATCCTCGCCGCGATGCGCTGGTCCAACACCGAGCGCGGTCGGAAGGCGTTCGCCGAGGCGAAGGCCGGCACGCGCAAGCACCTGAGCGTCGAGGCGGCGGGCGTGAAGATCCGCAACGGCCGCGCGATCGCAGGGCGCATCTTCGGCAGTGCGCAGGTCGAGCGCCCCGCCTTCGACGGCGCGACACTGCTCGCCGCCGAGGACACGACCGGCGAGAGCGACTTCACCGACGAGGTCCTTTCCGATGCCGAGATCACGATCGACGTCGAGGTCCTGCCCACCGCGATCAACGCGCGCACGCCGGACGGCGAGCGCACGACCTACACCCCCGAGGCCGCCCCGGCTGAGGACAACACAGAAGGAGGGTCCACCGTGACCGCAACCGCCACCGAGCCGGGGCAGACCTCGGCTACCCCCGCCGTCCCGGCCACGCTGCTGGCCGGGTCGACGTCCGCCCCCAAGGGACCGCAGACCGAGGCGGACATCGACCTCGGCAACGTGTTCGCGAGCATGGCCGCCATCAAGCACGGCATGTCGAACCAGACGACCGAGGCGGAGACGCTGCTGGCCGCGCTGGCCGACATCACGGTCAACACGACCGGCGGACTCACGACCTCCGCGTCGGGCGTGATCCAGCCCGCGTGGGTCGGCAAGCTGTGGCAGGGCCTGCGCTACGTGCGCAAGTACATCGACCTCGGCACCCACCTGTACGGCGGGATCCAGCTCGGCGGACGCCGCGGATTCACGCTCGACCAGGGCACCGCGCTCGTGCAGCACTGGGCGGGCAACAAGACCGAGCTCCCCACCGGCAAGGCCACGACCGGCACGAAGGGCAGCAGCCTGCAGAAGTACGGCTACGGCGCCGACGTCGCTCGCGAATGGTACGACCTCGAGGGCGGCGCCGAGGTCATTCAGTCGTTCTTCGAGGGCGTGCGGGACTCCTACGCCGAGCTCACCGACGAGGACGCGCTGAAGGCGATCATCGCCCTCGCGACGACGGGGTCGACGGCGAACGACAAGGTGCAGGCGCCCGACGTCTACCCGACCGACTACCCCGAGGCGATGGGCATCCTCATCGACGCGATCGAGGGCGTCGCCAACGCGGGCGACGAGGCGACCTTCGCCGTCGTCAACCCGGTCGCGTACCGGCAGCTGCTGTTCACGCCGAAGGATCTCGTGCCCGAGTTCGTGTCGTTCGCGTTCCGCGCCGGCACGGGCACCGGCACCGCCGACGGCAAGGTCACCGTCGTGCGCGCCGACGACGCGTACTTCACCGGACTCGACGCGGCCGAGCCCGCGGTCGTCGCGGGTGCCAAGCGCGGCATCGAGTTCCGCGAGCAGGGCAGCACGCCGATCGAGATCGACGCGCTGAACATCGCCAAGGGCGGCATCGACAAGGCGGTGATCGGCTACATGGAGACGTTCCCCGTCCGCCCGGAGTCGTTCGTCGCCTTCGGCACTGTCGACGCCGGCTGACCCGGGGGAGCGTAGGCAAATGGCTGACCTCTGGCACACCGTCCTGAACCCGGACGGTACCCAGAACAACGAGGGCGTGGCCCGGCTGACCGCCGCGGCCGCGTGGCCCGGCGCGCCGATCGAGGACCTCGAGACGCTCGAGGACCTGCTGGACACGGCGCGCGAGCAGGTCATCGCCTACGCTCCCACCCGCGGCGTCACCGCGGACGGGCAGCCCGCGCCGCTCCCGCGGCGCTACTACCTCGCCCAGGTCCGCCAGGCGCAGAACCTCTGGAACGCCGGACAGGTCTCGTCGAGCGGCGAAGTAGGCGAGGGGCAGTTCGTGTTCACGCCGCGCCCCATGGACAAGACCATCAAGAGCATGATCCGGCCCGCCGACGGGAAGCCCCATGTCCTCTGAAGTCCGCGAGTACGTGCTCGAGCAGCTGCGTCCGCTGCTGCCCGAGGGCTGGCGGCTCGAGAGCGGGATCCCGACCCTCGAGCGGCTCGCGGCTCCCACAGTCTGGCTCGAGTACACGGCGTTCGAGCCGATGCCGGAGAAGCCCCTCACGCACATCGCCGCCACCGTAGCGGTGTGCATCGCCATCAATCTCACCGATCTCCGCAAGGGCGAGGACGCCGCCGACGACCATGTCGCCGACCTGTACGCGGCGCTCTACTTCGGCCGCAAGTTCTACAGCATGCGGGCCGAGAAAACCGTTTTCGCCGACACCTATATCGGCTGGCGTATCACCACGACCGTGGCGGCCCGCAAGCGCACCGTCACCTCCGACACCTCCGACACCTCCGACTCCGAAGGGGAGTAATCATGCCCGAACCGTTCGTCATGCGCGACAGCCTGCTCACGCTCGGCACGCCCGGATCCGACTTCGCCGCCGAGCTGTCGGGCGCGACCATCAGCCCGCAGGGTGGCAGCCCCGTCACCTTCCAGGGGCTCAAGCCCACCGCGTCCTTCTCGGCCGGGACGACGCCCACCTGGCAGCTCGGCCTCGAGTACGCGCAGGACTGGGACGACGAGGTCAGCCTGTCCCGCTACCTGTACGAGCACGAGGGCGAGACGGTCTCGTTCCGGCTCGAGCCGATCACGGGCGGCACCGCGTTCACGGGCGAAGTCATCATCACGCCCGGCGCGATCGGCGGCGCCGTGAACGCGGTGGCCACCGCGAGCGTGACGCTGGGCCTCAAGGCGCGGCCCTCGCTCGTCGCCGCGGCCTGACCCGCAGGGCAGCCTCGTGCGACTCGACGTGACCAAGTCCGCCGCCCTATCCGCGGCGGTGGCGGTCATGGCGACCATGCCGCGCGAGGCTGCCAAGGCGGTCCGCAAGTACTCGAAGGTGGTCATTCAGCCCGAGTGGCGCAAGGGCCTCGCCGAGCACGCACCCGACCGGCTGTTCCACGACCGCCTGGTGACACCCTCGGCCGCCTACATCTCCGACCGGGGCGTGAAGCTTCGCGCCGGCCGCGCGGGCGGCTTCCCTCGCGAGACCGAGTTCGGCGCCTACCGCGAGGACTTCACCACCTACACGCGGCGCAAGGTCAAAGGCGGGTCGACCCAAGTCACCCGCCGCACGCAACGCCAGTTCCGGCACTACACGAAGCAGGGGCACGTGGTCTATCCCACGGCCCGCAACCTGATCCCGCGCATCGCGTCGCTGTGGGTCCAGACGATCTATCGCTCGGTTCACGAAGTGATCGAGTCCCTCGGAGGGAGGTAACGCCATGGCCAGCGGCCCCATCGAAATCGACATGGCGCTCAACGCGTCCGGCGTCGCCCGCGGCGCAGACGACGCCCGCCAAGCCCTCCGCGACCTCGGCGACGCGGTCGACGACCTCGGCGACAACGGCCGCTCTATGGTCCTCGACGACGCGCTCGAGGACACCACCGACGCCGCGAAGGACACCGAGCGGGCCGTCGACCGACTCGGCGACGCCGTCGACTCCAACGCCCGCTCCGGCGAAGGCGACCTCGACCGACTCGAGCGGTCCATGCGCGATGTCCAGGACCGCACGGACGACACCGCACGGTCGGTCGACGACCTCGGCTCGGTCGGGGACACCTCGCTCCGCAAGCTCGGCGACAAGGGCGGCGAGGTCGCGGGCGAGCTGCGGCAGAACCTCGGCGAGACGTTCGCGTCGTTCCGCGGTGACCTCGAGGACCTGCCGCAAATCGCGCAGGACACACTCGGCGGCCTGGCCGGTTCCGGCGCGCTCGGCGGCATTCCCGGCCTCATCGCGACAGCGGCCGGCGCGGCCGGTCTCGGCCTGCTCATCGGCGCGTTCGACACGATGAACGAGAACGTCGAGGCCGCGAAGGAGCGCACTCAGGAGTGGGCGGACGCCTTCATTGAAGCCAACGGCCGCGTGCTCGAGCAGACGCAGATCCAGAGCAACATCCAGAGCATCCTCACCGACACGACAGGCAAGCTCGCGCGAGCGCAACAGATCGCCAAGCTCACCGGACAGGAGCTCAACGATGTCGTCGCGGGCATGGCGGACCCCTACGGTGCGATGGGCAAGGTCCTCTCCGACGAGGTGAACGCCGCACTCGACGACTACAGCAACAAGGCGCGCGCAGCGGCCGACGAGACGGGCACCGCCAACGCCGAAGCAATGGCGCAGAACAGCCTCCTGACCACGCTGCGCGAGACGTGGAAGGCGCACACCGACGAGGTGGGCGGCGGTGCCGAGTCCTACGACCTCTACGCCCGCGCAGCAGGTCGGGCGCGCACGGCAAACCTCGAGGCAGCCGTCGCCGCGGGGGAGGCCACCAAGCGCGTCGACAAGTTCGGCGACACCGTCTACACCCTGCCGGACGGCAAGAAGGTGTACGTCGACGCCGAGACGGGCAAGGCCACCGAGGACCTCGACGAGATCAAGCGCCGGATCTATAGCGTCCCCGACGCGACGGTCAAGGTGCGCGTCGACTCGTCCGAGTGGGACTGGTATCAGCCGGAGCCGAAGGTCGCGCGCATCGTCGTGCAGGGCGGGCTCGGCACCGGCAGGCGAGAGGTCTGGTAATGAGCGAAGCCGCGTACACCCTGGACGGCTACATCACAGTCGTCGACATCGGCGTCACGGGCGACACCGTCATCCGCCACGCGAGCGGGACGATCGAGCCGACCCTCGCGGAGAACTACGAAGCCGCGCGCACGGCCGGAGCCGTGGTGCACGACGTGCCCGGCAAGCCGTTCCCCGACGTCACCCTCCGCGATGCCTCCGCGCGCCGCGGCCGGCTCGTGATCGTGTTCGACGGCGAGCTGCGCGCCCGCGACGCGCTCGACATCCTCGGACGCCCGGAGGTGTTCACCCTCGCCTCGATCGAGCGGCCGTCCATCGACATGTCGTTCGTCGTCGCCAACGGCGACATCGGCCTCACGCTGGACGACCGCACCCGCGATCACTGGCGCCTGTCCGTGCCGTTCGTCGAGGTGCTGCCGTGATCCGATCCGAGCTCGTCACCGTCGACCTGATTGGCACGCCTGACGTGCCGCTCACATACCGCGGCGGTCGGCTCATCCTCGACGCGGGCCAGGCGCCGCATGTCTCCGGCTCCATCGAGATCGCCACGCCCGACGCGGACACCCTCGCCGCACTCGACCCGCGCCTCGAGCCGCGCATCCGCGTCAGCGTCACGGTCGACGGAGCGCTCATGCGGACGTTCGACCTCGGCCTGCGCAGCCGCCCGCGCCAGGTGCGCGCCGCCACGATCACGCTCACCGTGGCCTCCGACGAGGCGCTGCTGCTCGACTACGCTCCGCTCGCCGATGACACGACCCCGCGCACCCTGGCGGCATCCCTCCGCAACATCGTCGACTATGTGCTCGGCACGGCGATCCCCGGCGCGGAGCTCGCACCCACGCCCGCCGTCGACGCCGACATGACGCCCTATTGGCCGCTGACCAACCTCATCATCAACCCCTCGGTCTACAACGGCACCAGCGGCTTCCTGGCCGGCGCGAACGTCGCCGAGATGGACGACACGGACAACGTGCCGTACGTCGGCGAGACGTGCCTTTTCTGGCGCGCCGCGGCCCCCGGAGACACCTCTATCCGCACGTACAGCATCGGCGTCACGGGCGGCCAGGCGTACCGCTTCACGGTCTACGTGCGCCACGACCACGGCGGCACCCGCGACGTGCGGCTCAGCCTGCGGTTCGTCTCGAACGACCAGGACCTCACCCCGATTGGGAGCGTCACCGGGTCGCCGGTCGCCGTGCCGTCCGGCACATGGACGCGCCTCACCGTCGCCGCCTCGGCACCCCCCGACGCGCGCGTCATGTGCTACGTGATCGGCGACGCCCTCGCCGCCGACAACACCTTCCGCGCCGACGCGTTCATGTTCCACGAGGACATCGGGACCGTCGAGCCCTACTTCCAGGGGTCCGGCATCCCCGCACCATCCGGCTACATCACCGAGTGGAGCGACACCCCGAACCGCTCGCAGAGCGTCCGAACGCCGCTCGTCGAGCGCGACCCCGCCTCGGTTGTCTGGCGCGCCGGTCAGACCGCCCTGGACTTCCTCAACCCGCTCGTCCAGGCGGCGGGCCTCCGGCTCGTGTGCGACGAGCGGCGGACGTGGACCCTCCGCCCCGCCTCGTACGTCGCGGACGGCACGTTGCAGCTGCGCGAGGGCGTCAACGTCAGCGACGGCGGGATCGACCTGTCCCGCGACGCGGAGGATTGGTTCGACGCGGCGGTCGTCCGGCACTCGTGGACCACCCGAGACGGGATCAACCATGAGCGCGTCGAGTCCTACGCGCTCAACGAGCCGCACACCCGCGCCCGGCTGTTCGAGAAGGACACCCCGTGGCCCGGGCCCGGATTCGCCAAGTACGCCGTCGAGCGCGCTCAGGGCCGTGGCCGGGAGGTCACCGCCACCGCCCAGACCGACTGGGCCGCAAACCCGGAGATGACGGCCGCGCTCGAGCTGCACGGCGAGGACGCCCAGCTCGGCACCGTGCAGCGCGTCGAGTTCGACCTGCCGGGCGCCGTGATGACCGTCACGGCGCGCAGCGTCGATGCGGTGGGCGGCTCGTGGCGGGCCGCGAAGATCCAGCACGGATCGCAGACGTGGGACGCGGCGGCCTTGCAATGGCCGACCGAGACATGGGACCAGGCAGCAGAGAGGACAAGCGGAAATGGCTGAGAGCTACACCGGCACCGAGGGCGCCGCCGCACTGGCGGCAGGTCTGGACGTGATGGACGGGGGCGAGCCCTGGACGGACGGTCCCGCCGCGATCAACAAGACGCGCGACATGATCGCCACGCGCGTCCAGCCCGTCGCCAAGGGCGGCACCGGGGCCACCACCGCGGCCGCCGCGCGAACGGCCCTGGGCGCGGCGGCGACGTCGCACACGCACACGGCGGCGCAGGTCACCACGGCGAGCGGCATCACGGTCCAGGCCTCCCTCCAGGAGGCGCACGACATCGCGAACGATGCGCTGATCCGCGGACAGTCGGGGCTCGAGCTCGCCCAGCGGCTCGACGCGGGCGGCTTCGGTAACCCGGTCTGGGATCGCCAGGTCACGAGCAACTACCGCGTGGGCTACATCGCTCGGTACGGCAACAACGATATCCGCCTTGGACACACGGTCAGCTCGGAGCGGTTCAAGGAGAACATCGCCGAGTACGAGATCACCGACGAGCAGCTCGCCGCGCTCCAGCTCGTGTCGTTCCAGTGGCGCGAAGAGGTCGACCCGTCGCGGCACTTCGAGGTCGGTCTGATCGCAGAGCGCGTCGCTGAGGCCGGGCTCGAGTTCGCCGTGTACCGCGGCGAGGACGGGCAGGTCGAGGGCCTGGCGTACGAGCGCCTGTGGCTCGCGTTGCTGCCCGTCGTGCAGCGCCAGCAGGTCGCCCTCGACCTGCTGGCCCAGCGCCTCGACGCGCTCGAGAACGGGGCCGACTGATGGGCGGCTCGATTCAACGCGTCGACCTGGGTCACGGGCGGGGCTGGCTCGCCGCGGCCGCGGCGCAGTCGGTCCAGCGGATCGACTCGCACCTCGGCCGCCCGCTCGACGTCAACAGCGCCGGGCGCACGCCCGAGCAGCAGCAGGCGATGGTCGACCGGATGAACGCGGGCGGACCGTTCGCGCTCCCGGTCGGGCAGTCCATCCACGAGCAGGGCTACGCGCTCGACAGCGACGACCTCGCCCGCGCCGACATGGTGCAGCTTCTCGCCGAGCACGGCTGGACCCGCACAGCCCTCGCCCGCGGCGAGTGGTGGCACGCCGAGTACAACCCCGACAACGACCAGCACGAAGGAGACGACATGTTCACCAGTGAGGACCGCGCCAAGCTCG